CATAAGTGTATTTACTTGCCGCGAATGTCTTTGACTAGGTTTTTAATATCACGTATTTCAGATAATACGGATTGAACATTTAGTTCTGCTTTTGCTGTTCTGTCTGCAATAGTGCCAATAGTATGTACTGTCCAAAACCACCATGTAACAGCCGTCATAGCAAATGCACCTGCACCAATGCCGGCAATAATTTGCCAATCCATTGATCCAAAGTACCATAGTACTACTCCGATTATAACATATAAGATAGGCGATACTTTAGCGTACAAGTCCCACCATCGTACATCACGCTTTATCTTATCAGGCTCGTTCTGAAAATTTTTAAAGATTATTGTTTTATTATTGCTCATATCAATATTTATCTTTGTGTGTAAATCTATTAATACGATAGTATTATGTTCCGATAAATCCCCATGATGACCAGTTACCTGGTGTACCACTTGCTGTACATACCCAACCAATTGGAGCAGTATTTTTTGGATTTTCATTCCACACTGTGTCACCTTTGTTCCAGTGTCCGTTAGTTGGCGGCTTGTCCGCAACCATAAACAAACGATTTTGAAAACGTATGTTACCTGCAACTTCTAAATCCTCTGAAGGATTTTTTACACCAATACCTAGTTTACCGTAAACACGATGTGTACTACTAGTATTGCCTTCTTGACCAATTGTAACATCACCGTTAAAACTTACTTTAATACGTGCTTGGTCATCTGTTATTATACGTAAATTTTTATTATTATATGTTCCAATTTTAGCATCACCATCTTCAGCGTCAATAATAATATTAGTGTCATTAGCAAAGTTGTACACTGCTAAATCACCTGCAGGCTTATCTGTACCAATACCTAGTCTATCTAAGTTAGGATCAAAGAACAATGTTTCAGCAACACTTAGACGTCCTGCAACATTTAAATTACGTAAAGTACCTACTTCTTGTAAACTACTTTTACGAACAGTTCCTCCTAGTGTATCAAATGATAATACATCATTGCCGTCAATCATAAACGAACGATCTTTGTGTATGTCTATAGGTTCAGTAGACCAAAATCTATCTGGATTGTTTTTGTAAATGAATTGTTTACTGTATTTGCCACCACTCCATAAAAAGCCTGTGCCAACATTTGATTTACGTTTGTTTTTGTGTGTGAATTCTATAAACTGACGTTCTGTTTTTTCATCAGCAATAAGTTCTTTAGTAACAAGACTGTCAACTTCTAGTGTACCTTTTACATGAACATTACCAACAAAGTCTGCATTACCTTGTACTTGTATATCGCCCATAAGTGCATTAGTTTTAATCTTATCAACAACAACAAAGCCGTCCATTATAGTTAAAACAGTTGCAGTTGCTTTGTCTAGTATACCTACAGAACTAAAATCTTGTAGTGGGCCACCTTTGATCCATTCCCCGTTGAACTCGCCTGATTTTAAATCAAGTTGTTCAACTCTAATCCCTTCGGGTTTGTCACCAAAAGTGGCCACGGGCATTAAACTATCTCCTCAACTATTCCTAGCACTTCTGCTAAAAATAATACTACTCCTCCGAGCATTAGTAAAAAACCTGAATCAGCAATAAAAATATCAGTGTACTCATTTGCTGTCCATAAAATATATCCTGCAACTGCCATTAGGCCCGATGCTACGAATCTAAATATACTTTTTACAATACTAACTGCAAAGTGTCCTTTGCTAGGATCTTTGTTTGCTATATTCATATTTAATCCCTTCTTTCGAAGATCTCATCAATTAAGCCATAATCAAGTGCTTCTTGTGCAGTCATAAACTTATCACGTTCCATATCATTACTTAATTCGTCAAACTTTTTGCCTTTAGAATTATGTTTTTCATAGACGTATGTAAGTTCTTTTTTCAACTTGATAATTTCTTCTGCATGAATTTGAATATCAGTTGCTTGTCCACTAGCACCACCACTTGGTTGATGTATCATGTGTCTAGCATGTGGTAACATAAATCGTTTACCTGGCTCTCCTGATTGTGCAAGTAGACTGCCCATTGAACATGCTTGGCCCATTACGTAAGTCCACACAGGTGATTTGATATATTGCATAGTATCATATATTGCCATACCACTGCTTACTACGCCACCTGGTGAATTAATATAAAAGTTAATTGGCTTATCACGGTTTTGTGATTCTAAAAAAATCAATTGTGCTGTAATACTGTGTGCTACAGCGTCGTGAACCGGACCGTTTAAAAATACGATACGTTCTTTTAATAGTCTTGAAAAGATGTCATATGCTCTTTCGCCATTATGTTCTTTTTCAACGACCATTGGGATTAGGTTACTCATTAATATACTCCTATCAGTATTGTTTCTGGGTTTATTCTACCATTCATTATAGTAGGGGTTGTTGTAAGTTTCTCAATCCAGTTTTCAAACTTTTTACGTGTATTGAGATTCTTGACTTCTTGTAATTGCTCCATAGGTTTTCGTAGAGTCCACCATACGCTTTCTTTTTCTTTATAGCGTTGTAGTGTTTGACCTTTAAGAGCCAATCCACTTCCTTCTCTACCAGTTCCTGTTGGATCTTCCATGTTAGTATAGTATATTCCAAGTTTTCTATTCTTGCTATTAAACACAACAAGACATGTTGCTCCAATTAGTTTGTGTGGAAGAATACTTGAAATTGCATATTTCTCATCGGAAATTTTATATTTTAGTTTTTCAGTAAGTTTTTCAGGTGACTTTCTGCTTATTTTTCTAGGCTTTCTATTTGCTTTACTTTCTGCAATAATAGCATCACATGCACTAATAATAGCAACCATAAAGTCGTATAGTTTTTTAATATCTCTTTTGTCGTAATGTGCATATGCTTCTTTTAGTTGTTTAGCATAATCTTTTTCTAGTTCTGAAAACTTAGAAGTATCAGGCGGATTTAGTAATTCGTTGTATTCTTTAATTGCTGTTTCGTAAAATGCAGTTATATTTCTAGCATGTGGTTGTTTACATTGTTGTTGACGCAACCTTTGTAGGGGTTTAATCGCCTTAAAATCTTTAATCTTTCTATCTGTAAAATCATCTAATGCTTGTTCAAAGTCTTGCACCATTACAGCACATTGTTCTCTAATACGTTCTTGTATAGTAGGTTTCCATACTTTATCTTCTTTCTTTTGTTCTTCTTCTTTTTCTTCTACAATGTCTTGTGCAACATCAAGTATTTCATTTAACCATTTATTGATGTATTCTGAATGAGGCTTTGGAGTTCCCATTGTACCTGGAAGACTTTCCCAGTATTCATTATACTTTTGATGTACATTTGGCATACCTTGTTTTATTAGGTTACAAAGGCAACCTAATGTACTGTTAAATCTATTCTCAGGTGCTTTAGTAAGGACGCTATATTTGTCTTTCCATTCATCACTAGTCTTTACCCAATCTAATGTATATCTTTTAAAATCGCTATTCTTCTTTTCTAAACGATAATATTGTAATGCATGATCCTTGCATCTGCTAAAGTAGGCACCTTCCCACTCTGCACTATCCGTGAAATCAGGAACAGATGCACTCTTCGGTCTTTTAACAAGTTGTTTTCTTTTTGCCATCAGCATAAAACTCCAAATAAAGTATTGTTTAAATTATATATAGTCTTTTTAAAAAAAGCAAGAGGTTTTATGAGTCAATCTGCTCAATTGTGAGGATTTGTTACTATTTGTCGAAGTAAAACTTAGAACCCCATGAAGATTTAATCTTACTGAGGATTGAGGCATTACAACCAATAACCTTCTGTGTTGAATTATTATCAATAATAGTATTGTATTTGATCCAAGTCCAGAACTGAACAAAGTCTGCGTCAGTTGTTCCAGGTTTCGCTACTACTTTATATCTATTAATAACAGGTATTTCAATAGTAAGTTTACCTTTGTTGGTTTGTAATTGTGCTTTCATTTTATGTTGATTTGCCTTCGTTAATCACAGGACCAAAGTTTGCACCTGGCATTACAATACATGCAAAATCTACAGCAGGCATTATAACAATTGAAACTGAAAAGGTTATTGGGTTGGCCCATATAACCATTGGTCCTCTAAGAAACTGTCCATTTGGTAAACTCCATGTAACTAATGCTTGTGCTGTCGGTATTTCACCGTGATCTCTCAATAGTTTTTCAACAACTGGAGCAGGTCCACAATCAACCAAAATAGGTAACTTCATTACGCCCTGATTAGGTTCTTGTTGAGGGGGTGGTGTTTCCTGAGCAACTAATGGTTGTATCAACATACCTCCGGAAAGCAATATTGCTCCGATGGTTAATGTTAAAGTTTTAAATAGATGTTTCATACTGTTATTTATGGCGGAAGGACTGGGATTCGAACCCAGGGAAGAGTTACCCCTTCGTCGGTTTAGTAAACCGGTGCTTTAAGCCGCTCAGCCATCCTTCCACAAGTTTAACTTATAGTAATCATCCACGGCTCTCCGTAGATCAAAACGTGTATACTGTTAACAACGAGTGCAACTCCTAATATTTCTAAGTAACCCATTACTTTTCTTCTTTCCTTGTATTAACTTCTTGCTTGTGTACTACAAACTTTTCTACTTCAGACGGTTGTTTTACTAACCATCCACCTTCATTAACAATAAAGACATCACCAGGTCTGTATAACCAATGGTCTTTAGGTTTGCCATCTTGAGTGAGACCCATTACTTCTCCAGGCCAGTCCCCTGCAACTCTAAAGTTCTTACCAAATTGTTCTACAGTATAATCAAGCCACATCATAGATCAGTCTCGTTTATTTGTATACAAATTGCTTGAGTTGACAGATTAAAGTAACCGTCACCTTTACCTACTTGTTCACTTAACATATCTCTCATACGAAAACATTCGTCCATAGTTCCTGGTAAGTCAACAACTGTACTAAAGGCTAGTCCTGCTTCTATCCATATATAAACTAGATACCACATTACACAGTTTCCTTGCTTGATTTTATCAAACCGTAAACCTCAATTAGGTTGCTGATTTGTGTAGCAAGGTGTGGCCATTTTTCTGTAAGTGTTTCTGCGAAACTATTACGTTCTTCAATTGACATCCTTGCGAATTGTTCAACTAGTGTATTAGTATCCATTTGTTTACTCCTTATTGTGTAAATTTAATATACTACAAAAAGTAATGTTTGTCAACCTCTTATAGATATTCAAGTTGTCCTGTAACTGTGTACATCTTTATAATAATTGATTCTACATCACTTTCAGTCAAGAAACCTTTCACTGTATCACCATTTTCTGTGATACCAGGCATTTCAACTTGACTATCACCTTTGAATACAGCAATCTCGTATAAGCCTTTGCGTCCGCCATAACTTACTTCATTCTGTATAATTGACAGTTCATATCCACCAAAGCGTACTTTGGCTTGTATGCCTTTAGGCATTAACGTTTCATTAAATTTTATATCATTAAAAGTCATTATCCTCTTCTCCTTTGTCTAAATCTTCTCTTAATTGTTTTAGTTGTTCGGAAGTCATACCAGTAACCTCGCCGATACTTTGTTGTAATTTTACTGCATCTGGATGATCTGAATACACACCACCTTTTTCAAAATCACGTTCGTCTAAGATAGGACCTTTGGTATCACTATCACGCATCATCATAGTAAATTCTTCAAGTAAGCGATCTTTAATGAAAGTTTCTAAATTCATATCAGTATTGTTTTCTATCTCTATATCTAAATCACTAACAATAGGTGTATGTGCATCTGCCCACATCATTGGTATTCCGTCTTCACCATAATAGACTTCTACGATTTCATACCAAAACAAATCCGGAGATTCTTTTTGGTAGCGGCGCATTATTCTAAAGTTCCAAGTCATTTTGTTATCTCTCTAATTTTTAATTTATAATCGTACATGGAATTGTGTCCATTGAATTTTATAAGACAGTCTGTTATAGTATAGTTCTTCCATTGTACTGTTTGTCCTGATGGGTATGTAACTTCATATGTTCTTATTACGGTATCCATTTAGTTTGTCCTATATAGTTGCGTTGGTGCGGGCGGCGAGACTCGAACTCGCACGAACATACGTTCTCAAGATTTTAAGTCTTGTGTGTCTACCTATTCCACCACGCCCGCGGCTAACGCCTTTAATTAATCTGATTGTATTGCTCCCAAGGAAACGTCTTACTGTTTATATACTATACTATCGAACGATATAGATGTCAACTATTTTGTATATAAAAATATGTTTTTTTGAGCAATTTTTTTATGACAGGATGTCTTGTGTTAAAGTTCCATGCAGTTAGATATCCTACTAGGTTAGGTGAAAGTAAGTTTCCTAGTTTGTCACGAAGTTCAGTTGTACTGTTTGCTTTTCGTAACATATCTAATGCTTGTTCTTTGTCTGCGTGTCTTAGCAGTTCGCTTGAGATATTCTTTGCAAAGGCTTCTATCTCATCTTGATTACCTAAATACTTTTGTTCTCTATCAGTTGCACGAAAGCCTTTTTGTGTCGCAAAGTCTCTTTTACGATATTGATTACTATGAATCATTTCATGTTCAAGTGCATCAATAACTCTAAATTTAATTTCTTCTATGGTATCTGCTGAAAACTTTATACCATTTTTGTTTTTTGGGTTAAACAATAAATCAATTCTATAAGGATCTAATTCATCTTCATCGTCCCATGGATCATATGTCGCATTAAGATTCATATCATTAACATCAACGTTGTCAGTGTAGTCTACTGACACTTTTTCAACTCCTAGACCTGCTATTAGGCTTTTTAACTTCCTAGCAACATACTTAGGTTGAAGATTGTCTTTAGTAAGATAAGTTAGAAAAGGTTCTAATATCTTTGCTAGTTCTGATCTGTCTTGAGGTTGTTGTACTTCATATAAACGCATAATGCTATTTAACCTAATTTGTATTCAAAATTTTGAGATACGCCATTTATATGTACTTGCTTTGCACCATTCTTAATATGAAAATGTGTTGCCATAGGTGTTAATGGAGATAGTGTTACTAGTCTACTAAACTTGTTTTCAATAGTCCATTCTCTTAATTTTGTAATTATTTCTCTACCTGCTCCACGTTTGCGTGACCAAACAGTGTATGCAATAACAATCTCGCCTCGCTGGCCCTCTTGGTTAGCCGCTTGTGACATATAATCCATTTCTCTAACTGTAAATGGAACCTCAGGGCATAGTGCTATACAAACGATTGCTTCGATCTCATCGTTGTATTTTAATCCAAATATTTTACGTCCATTTGTAATTCTAAAACCTAGTGTAAGTTCCGGTCTAACTGGATCCTCACTTACATCAATGTCGTCTAGTTCAACTAGTTCAGTACCTTTTACCCACTTAAAAAAGTCTTCAACACTGTCTTTAATTTTCATCATTAATAGCATCTTCCTTCTTTGTTACTGACCATGCACCATGATCAAGTTCTTCCCATAACAAAGTGTCACCTTCGTCCCAGCCAACTTGATTAAGACTTTCAGGGGGTAACTCTAAAAAGAGTTCTTTTGTTTTTCCATTTTCTCTTACTTGAACGATCCAACTATTCGGACCTGTTTTCTTAGGATAAGTCATCATCTCTCCTCTGACTAAAGTATTTCGTCTGCAAGACCAAGGTCAACCATCTGTTTAGCAGTATAATATTGGTCCGATGGATTTTTAATAAATTTTGTACGAACCTCTTGCATTGACATTCCTGTTGCTTCTCTCAATATATTTAAGCATCTTAGTTCACAGTTTTGATTTTCTTTCATCTGTGCTCTCATGTCATGCATCTTAGCATCTAAACTATCACTGTGTTGATGATTCATACAACCTGTATTCCTACCAATCCAACGATATCCTTTTGTACCACTAGTAAAAATTAAAAAACCTGCACTCATAACAGCACCAATACCTACTGTGCTAATATTGTGATAACTGTTCTTCATTATATCAATTAAAGCAAACATCTCATATAGGTCTCCGCCTACAGTATTAACATAGAGTTCAAGTGTGCGTTTGGGTTTTTTCTGTAAGTTTGCTGACAATATCCATTTAATTGTTTCACCTACATTTTCGCTTGTGATTTCTCCGTTTAGATAGTGTATGTCGTTATCTAGTAACGATCTATCTACGGCATCTGAACTATTCCAATTATCGTATTTAGGCATAATTATAATATACGTATATTTAGTTTAAAAGTCAACATCTTTATTGTCCAAGTACGGCCCCCATCCCGCCTACTCAGTGATCTGGCTCATTATGAACACGGAGTACCTACCAAACTACGCTCACGGATCCCCAGATCTTTCCTTATGTGTAGCATTATGCTACGAATTGGCCTGCTCGGCAGGATTCGAACCTGCGACCTACTGCTTAGAAGGCAGTTGTTCTATCCACTGAACTACGAGCAGAAACTTCAGTTATACTCCCTATAGTTCTTGATAGCCCATTTTTCAACAACAGGTAAACCAAATTCATCTTCGTCTACTGCAATATAAGCCACAGTCTTTTTAACTGTACCATAACGGTATCCTTGACCAACTATATCGCCTACCCAGATCTTGTGTGGGAAGTCGCACCATGTATCGCGATCATTTAGTGAAAATTCAAAATGGTTGCCCACTTCCTTTTCAACAAATGCTCCAATTGGGTCTTTAGTGTGAGTCCAGTAAGCCATGTAGGCCTCCTATTGCTGTTTTCTAACTATGTACTTATAATAACACCACCCTATATAGAAGTCAACCACTAATTGCAATTATGTACTAATATTTTTCCAATTAAGCGATAAATATCTACATCGAAGCGAGGATGTGTACATGGATTTTTTAGCGTTTGTTGGCGAAGTTGGTTTCCCTATTGCAGGAGCAATAGCCGCGGGATCCTTTGTCTTCTTAACGTTAAAATTTATCCTAGCATCAGTAACAGGGTCAGTACAAGGTATCAAAGGTATTATTGGTGCATTAGATAATCGTGTTCAAACTATGAACAACGACCTTGTTAAAATAGATGCATTATTAAGTTATGTATTAAGTATTAGACCAAACGTTGATCGTATTGCGGCCAACGAAGGAAAAGAGGACGCTCGGCGTGATTAAAACAAGATGACAACAGAATTAGCAAATGCAATTAAAGACTTTGGGTTTCCGATTGTTGCCGCTATGGGGTTAGGTTATTTTGTTTATTATGTATGGAAGTGGGTAACCACTGAAATTAAACCTGTGTTAGGTGAAGCACAATCTACACTTATAAAATTAGTCGATCGTGTTAGAATGTTAGATAATGATATGATTAGACTGAACACCAAACTATCGATGGTGTTAGAATACAAAGATGAGATAGAACAAGCCTCTGGGCAAAAACTAGACATAGACGATATTCTAACTAGAAACAAAAGTTTTTCTGAAGGATTTGATAGTACAGGGAAAAAATAAATGTCTGAAGAACAAAGAAACTATTTTGCTTTGACTAAGTATGTACTGATAGGATTAATATTCAGTATTGCAGTTGGAGTTGTAGTTTCTCATATATGTTATTAACATTTTTATTTTTACTTTTTGCTAAACACGCAATTTGTGATCTAGCAATTCAACGACTATTACAGTCAAACAAAGAAAAGTATTTTAATCAACAAGCACATATTCACTACTTACATCACGGCTTAGGCAGTTTGTTTGCAGGACTTGTTATTGATATTAAGTTCGCTTTTGTAATTTTTGTTTTAGACTATCTAATTCACTGGCACGTTGATTATTGTAAGACCCTTGTTCGTAAGTATTATGATCTGAAGGAAAAGGATTTGCAGTTTTGGGTATTGCAGTCTGCGGACCAGATGCTACACTATTTGACGTATATCCTATTTGCTGTTTTAGTTCTGCAATTCTACGCTTAATTTGTATTACACGATATTCTATATCACTTACCTGTTGCAATAAAAACTCCATTCCAATCTTTTGGTAAGTCTTGTGTTTGCTGGAATTCACAACGTTCAATCCACATCTTATAATATCCTTCCATCTTACCATCAAAGTGTCGCATTAAATTATTGCAAAGTTTAATTGCTTCTTTAAAGTTTTGGTTTCTATATTCGTTATGCATACGAACATGCATCTCTTGACTTTTTGTTATTGCAGGTGTAACTTCAATATTTAATACTGTGTATATTGCAAGTCCAACACTTTTACCTTTAACTTGTAGATCATCTACTTTGAGATAGAAGAAGTCGTCTTTTGTTGCTTCATATGTTGCTTCTCCAACAAGTAGTAGACATCCGTACTCTTTACATTTACTTTCAATACGAGCGGCTGTACTGACTGAGTCTCCAAGGACATCGTAACTGTGTCTTTGTGTACTGCCCATTTCGCCAAGATAACCAAGACCAGTATTAATGCCGGCACCCATACCAACAGGTGGCCTGCCTTCGCTAGTAATTTTTTCATTAAACTTCTCCACTGCGGTTAACATTTTTAATCCTGTTTGGATTGCACTCTTAGGATGATGCGGATCGTCTAGTGGTGCACCGTGAATGTGCATACTTGCATCACCAATATATTTAATAACCATACCATCTGCATCTAGTATAGGTTGCGTAATTGCATCCATATAACTATTCATAATTTTAGTTAGGCCTTTTACATCATCTCCAAAACTTTCACCTAATGGTGTAAATCCTCTTAGATCGGAGAAGCAAATTGAAACTTCTTTTTTCATACCATCTTTAATCAGTGCAGGGTTCTCTTGTAGCATACGTACTACTGTAGGTGACGCATATCCTGCGAACTGTTTCTTGATTGCTTGTTTCTCAAAAAACTCAACTACAAATCGATTAAACGTTGCATGAAACCCTGTAATAACAGTTACAAGTACAAACCAACTCCAATCCCACAGCATTAAATGCTTCGTAAACGCAATATAAGCACCGTACACTGGCGTTATAGAAGTAACGAGTATCATTGCCCCAACGGCCCAGTAAGGAGCACGTACGGCTACTAATATTAACAGTAAGCCACCTACGATTGTTGCTATCCATTCTACAAAGGTAGCATAATCAAAACGTACAATAGTGTCTCCATTTATAATAGTTTGGAGGCTAGTAGCAATAGGCATATGTCCAAATTGTTCTCCACGTGGAGTGGCTATTACATTGGCTAACCCTTCTGCTGTAATTCCTACAATTACTGTTTTGCCTGCTAACATACTATAGTCATCTTGTGAAGCACTAACAGTTTCAAATTCTTTATTATAACGTAACCATATTCTACCATATTGATCAGTTTTAATTGTTGCATATTTTGGAACACGCATTGCAGTGATTCCACCTTGTTGTGTTTTAACTTGATAACTTGGATCACCAACAGCAACACGAATAGTTTCCATAGCAACACTAGGATATGTTTCGTCACCAACTCTCATTATAAGAGGCACACGTCTTACAACACCATCTATTTCTGGTACAGTCGATATTACTCCAACACCGTCTGCATTTAATCCTAATAATTCAATTGGACCTAACATACCCGGCCATTCAAACAACCAAGGCATAGGATCGCCTATTTTAGCAACACCTCTTGGTACTGCGTTTTTATTAACACCTTGTGTTGTTCCTGTTTGAGCAATAACTACTCCATTACCTGCTAATGCTTCAGCAAGTTCTATATCTCCGCCTAGTCTATCTTCTTCAGAAAATAGTATAGGCATTACAATAATGCCAGCACCGTTTTCACGTAACTTCCAAATTATATCTGCAAGGGTTTTTCTGTTCCACGGCCACTGTCCGTATTTCTCAATTGACTTTTCGTCTATTTCTAAAATAGCAACATCTTGTGATACAGTAGGAATATCATACTGTTGTATAATATCAAAACTTTTTAATCGTAGTGTTTCTTTAACATAAGGATCAGAAAATCCTATAAAAGAAAGTACTGCTAAAGTAACTAAAGCAGTTGCCCAATGTGTGATATATTTCATATTTGTATTTATTTGCGTTTAAGTTAGTGGTCGTATATGTTAGGACCGTCTTGTACTTTTACAGGCTTACAATAAGCAGTTACTCTGTGTTCTTTAGGTACTAGATAAGAGTATGAATAGTTTCCGTATTGTCTTGGTATGCGTTTAGCATAGTATTGACATACATCTATACTCCTAAAATACATAGGAGATGGTTGCTGTACATCTGCTATTAACACAATTAACATAAAGGCATGTATCAACGTACTAATTTCCTATCAATACTTGGGCGTCTAATTACTGGCTTCTTAGATACTTCTTCTTTTATAGTTGGTTCTTTTGGTTTCTTTGCTTCTGCTCTAAGTTTAATTACTTCTCTTTGCTCAAGTTGTGCTTTGAACATTTCTCTTACTTGAGGAGCATTATTAGTTGCACTTAAAAATTGTAATATACCACTCCAACTATTGCCTTTAAACACAATATACCCGTCTTTGTATAATATGCTTTTGTTGTCTAAATTTCTAAACAAAAAGTTGTCATACTGATAATCCAACTACATCATTCCTTTTGCCTTTGCTATAAAATAAATTATACTACCTATCATTATAAACGATAATCCTAGTAATGCTGTAATTGCAATACCATTAATCATTGCCTGTCGTGCTTCTGCTTGTTTATAAACTTCACGTTCACGCTGGGCTCTAATTTTACGTTGCATATCTTTTAGTTCATCCCATGTACCAAAACCAAAACGCATGTTTAGTATTTGTTGAAGTTCTTTTTCCATCTCCATGATTCTTTTTTCATGTATTAATAGATTAAGTGCTTCTTCTTCAACTGACCCTGCGGCTAGTAGTTTTTTAAAGATGGGTGGTTTCTTTTGTAGTTGTTGGCCTTTACGGAAATCGGATACTGAGGTATACCACTTGCCCATTTGGCCCATTACATTTTCAAAGTCTTGACCTGCACTAACAAACTTCTTAACAGTTTGAAAGGCAGTAGTTGCCGCCGCGACGGCGGTGAATGGATCTATCAACTCGCTCTCCCTTGCTCACTACTATTTATTTGTTTATGATATATTGCACCAATACTGTTCCGCACCAGGCTGAAGTGATTCACACCCTCGTATTAATAATTCTAACATCACAGGAAGATCTTTTGCTATACCTGTTATCATAGCAAGAAAAATAAACAAGAAAAATAATATAATAGGACTTAATAAAATTAACCACCAATAGGTTCTAAGTATTCCGTGTCCGTGTTCAAGTCTGTATTCTCTTTTACAAGCAAACCATCGTACTACTATTTTGATTATTGATTTGATTCCGCCAACAAACCAATCGCCTATAAAGTGTCTAATGATTCTAACAACAATAAGTATGGGACTTGAAACTACTTCCCATATTAAAAGCAATGCATCGACACAAAGATCAACAACGTGATCTATGGTCCACCATTCTTTAAAACGTTGCCATCTACTCTTGTTCATAACGTATTTATTATTGCTGAACTACAGTAGTTGTACCACAACCATTTGCGTTTAAGCAAGTTTGACTTAGTGAATAAGTTTGATTAGATGACCCTTGTTGTGTAAGGTCAAGCGTTGCACTGAAACCTGACATAGATACTGAAGTGTTGTGCTGTCCACTTCCATCTTGTGTAATGTCAACAGTTTGATCACTGCCAACAGCAATTTCTACATAGTGCGAACCTGCACCTTGTTGATATAAGTCTATATCATTGTCGTCACCTTGTACACTTAGAAATGCTTTTTTATCTCCGTCATTGAGTTGACTTGCTAAAACATTGTTGTTGTCACCATCTAAATCTAATGCAAAGAAGTGTCCATTAGTTCCTATACCGTTGTTGTGATTTTGTGTAACGCTTAATACATTAGTGTCACCATTAATATCAAACTCAACTCTATTGTCATCTGCACCTGATGTACTACCTTGATCAACAGTTGTTGTATTAGAGTTTCCTGTAATATCAAACAACATAACATTGTTGTTACCTTTTTGTTTTAGTGTAGTAGTGTTGTTATTTCCTGTAATATCTGCATCAACTAAACTGTTTGTTGTACTACCAACACCTGCTATTAAGTTATCATTGCCGTCTTGTACGATAGTAAGTTTATTACTGTTGCCTACTTGCTGAATGTATATGCCGTTGCCACTGTGTGTTACTGCTCTTGATGTTGTAATCTGTGTAGTCTGTGCATTGCTTATACTTGATGTGTATGATGTTGTAGAGTATAATCCTGCTTCTTGCATTGCACGAGTTAGGAAGTCCACCATGTTATTACTATATTGATGTGTTGATAGTAACTGTCCATAACCAAATGAAACTGTGATTGATCCACCATTACTACCATAATCCCAATTATACCAAGAGTTCCAACTACTGCTTGAACTGTTTTTGGCCATTGCTGTACCGCCACTTGCGGTAAACAATTTGTCTGGTCCTGGCAATGTGTTTTCACTTGATGTGCTTGAAGCATAATCTCCTACTGCAACTGAACCATAACAGGTATTACATCCACCTGTTATTGACATACTTCCTACACTTAATTTACTTTCAACTAGTGCTTCAATGCTACCTATTCTATTGGTTGCTCCGTTGGGTGCAAGAATAACTAAATGTCCTCCGTTGCCTATATAACTTTCATAGTTTGTTTTACACGAACTACCACAGTTTGAAGTTCCTGCTATATCAATTACAAGTTCTTTGCCTGATAGATCACTTGAACTTACTGTGCCACTTGTACTTCCTGTTACAGTAAATCCTAAATCTTCAAGTTTGCTTTTTATATGATTGTATTGTGAACTTGTGTTTGTTCCACCTGTGCTATAATATATGAATGCATCATTTGCAAATGCTTGTATAGGCAATACTAATAATAAAAATAATATACTACTGTACTTGAATAATGTCAATTTCATTTTGCCCATCTCCAAGTTGATAATCTCTGTATTCAAAATCATTTTGTTGCATATTAACATTATAACCATACTGTTGATCTAAACGTAATTCATAAAAGTTTCCTAATCCGTCATCACGTCTTAATACCCAGTCTGGTGCTTGGTTATATAATTCTATTCCTGTTTCAGGATCTTTACCTAATTGTATACCTTGTACTCTCGAGTCTAATGCTCCACGCATTAATCTTGCTAACTGTTGATTAATTAAATCTAATACGTTTGCAAGAAAGTTTTGTTCTAAAAAATCTATGTCTAAGTCAGTCATCCAGATATCTTTAGTTTGTACAGCAAGATAGTCTGAATTAAGTTCGTCAAATTCTAAAAAGTCAAATCCTAAAAAGTCTGCAAGTTTTTCTGCTCTTATTCTTTCTTCTTCGTCTGATATTTCTACAGGCTTACGAATGATTAATAAGTTTCCAATTAAATTTTCGTCAATGTCTAACATTAAAGGTTTGAGAGGATTATTCTTTGCTGTTTCAACTACTGTTGCCTGAAATGCTTGATTAAGAATTACAGTACCAACATCAGAACTTACTTCAATTTCTCCTACAACACAGACTGCTGTTTTTCCATTACCGGAGCAACTAGGTAATAATATAATTGTTGAACTACCTGTTTCATCTACAGTCATCGAAAAGTCTGTACCACGTACACCAATTACTGCTGTTGGAGTTTTGATCTTTACATTCTGTCTAGAGTTCTTAGCAATTTGTCCAGATGCGTACCTAACTGTTCCAAATGACGCTTTTAGAGAAAGACTTCCAGTTGAAGTGTTTGGATCGTATACAAATTCATCAATAACCAGTTTACTGTTTTGTGTAACATCTACTCTTGTTTCATCTAAAAACTGAATTGCCGTTTTACCTTTTTTTGTTCTAATAGTGTCGTAACTTTCAACTCCAGAACCTTCTTCACTAACAATCTTATCGCCAGCCTTTCTTTCGATGGTCGTGGCTCCTACTTGCTCGATTACTTCGCCAATGCTGGCAAACGCACTCGAGGTCATAGCCGTGAACAATAGTATAGTTGTTACGAACAGTCTATGCACAGGATTAGTCGTCCTGCGTTATGTCGATTTCAGCACTGTCACCACTAGTGGTTAAACTGATTATATTATCATACAATCCACTTTGTGTAATGTTGATAAGTCCGCCATCTCCTGTATGACTATGTGTTAAAGTGTGTCCGTTAGTATCGCCGTCATCATTGATATCATAAGTTGCTGTATTACCTGCACTACCTAATGAATTTGAAATGTCGATATCTGCTATTGCACTTTTACCGTCTACTGTTAGTGTAACTGTTTCTGCCGCACCACTTGTGATATCTATTGTACCAGTGAAGGTTTGTGCATCGGCCGCTTCACCTACGCTTACATTAATATCTGCATTTGATCCTGTTATGTCAATACTCAAACTTACAGTTTCACAATTTCCTGCTCCTGCACTATCACATAGTAATGCCACATCGTTACTGCTACCAGTAAGATCAATATTACCTGTGTAAGTCGTACCTTTAACTATTGCCGATACAACGTTAGCACCACCAATTTGATCAATGTTAAAAGTCATTGAGTTCCCGGTAAGTACTACACCTTGCGATGATGTACCGATTACGTTGTTTTGTCCGTCTTGTGATATATCTAAATCTAAGTTGTTACCTGACTGTTGAATGTATATGTCATTCGCAAATCCAGACCCTACTGAGAAAAAGAATAATACAAAACCCATCATTATATATTTTACTTTATTTTGCATTCTCGCTCCTTGTTCTTTTAATGAAGATGGTGTCCTTCTGAAGTTATTTCTTTTCCTTTATACTTCCAAAGTTCGCCTTCTTCGCCTTTCTTTACTATTTCCCCTACACATGCCTCTATTGCGGCTCTAACTGCGTAGTTGGTTGGTTCATTGACCGCGGAACCCGTTTCTAATTCTAACGCTTTCGTTCCAAGATCTAAAAACCTAAATACATCTGCTCCAGACTTGTGACTTGCTATTGTTTTCTCACAGGCTACAGTAAGTAATACTTCACCTGTTTGAACACTTACAATTCGCATTGCCACTGTTACTTGATCAGTTCGATAACTTGTGTTAGCGCCGATACCAAAATATCTTGCTCCAACTCCGCCACTAGTTGTATTTGAATCATAGCCTACTACGCCACCTTCTAATAACAACCCTGCAAATAACATAGGTTTTAACTTAACTGCCTCTTTGCCTTCAAATACTTCCCTTGTTGATCTTATCAATTGCCTTTCTTTAACCAAATTATCTAAGCCTACACGTTCTACAACGGTAAACCAAGAACCTCCTCCTACCTTCTGAAGTGCGTTAATAACCCAAACTTCAGACCCTTGCGTTACCGCACTAGACAACTGACTAAATGAGTCACTTGGTTTTCGTTGTCCAGTTTTGTCCTGAAAACTATAAACCGCTATAGTAATTTTAGGACCATCAAGTTTTGGCATTGCAACTAAAGTATCCTGTATGGGAGAGCGTGCCTCGGTTGGACTGCTCCAGTTTACTTTTGCTGTTTGTGTAGCACACCCGTTTAAAAACGTCATTGCCAAAAACCCAATTATTAAAAATCTTATACCTCTCATATTTTAGAATCCAAATCCGCTCAATGGAACAACAATCTCTGTAGTGCTACCGTCCGCTTCTGTAATTAGAAGTGTAATAGTATCAGACGTTGTATCCTTTACCCAGTAAATCGTAGCACCCTCAATAGTTGCAGTTCCAGAACTGTCTCCGTCATCAGTAAACATATTGTCAACTAACTGTTTAGACAGTTGAGCATAGATTCGAGATTCTATGTTGTTTAAAAACTTTGCTAAGGTAGTGCTATCCGCTTCACGTTTGGCTTTAGCCGCATCGGCCGCCGCTTTTTCTTCTGCTTCTTTCTTTCGAGTAAACTGTAACTGTTCAATTGACAGTACATGATTACTGTATCCTGATCCACTAAAAGATGGATTTTTAAAAGTGAATACTTGTTCGCTCGCTCCAGCCGTACCAATAAGACAGACGAACAATGTAGTCGTGATAATTTTTTTCATTTTCTGCTCTCCCATTGATATTTACCGTGATCTTTAACATTTGTTAAATACTCATAGCAAAGTAATTACAGTATTATTTACTGTAAAATATTTTACGATTAACCAGGAGTATTTAACCAATGACAGCACAATCAGAGTCTGAACAGCAACTACAATCTAGAAAAGAGCAAGATGCTTTATGGGAGATTTTTAGTGTAATATGGCCCCACGATCCTGATCCTGTAAAATGTGATCTTAACGACGAATTAAGTAGTTTAGAAAAGGTACTAGTTCAAGACGCAATGCAAAGTGTTAATAATAACAAAACCAAAGCGGCTAGGTTACTTAATATTAGCAGAGAAAATTTAATATATAAACTTAAGAAGATTGCAGAATAGCATTTGTAGCATCTACTAATTCTTGTGTAGAAAACTTAAACTTATCTTTTTCAGGTAATAGTGCTGGTGTTAGAGCATGTTCTCGATCAAGATATTTGTATTCCATTTTAACGGGGTTGTAGTACTCTTCAACCCACTCAAACACTGTACGTGGATCAAATGCTCCACAAGTATAAACATCTAATTGTATTAATGCAGGATCTGTTTCATCCCATGCGTGTAGTACAATATGACTAGTTTCTATTATTGCGGCAACTGTTAATCCTCTGTTACCTTTCATCTCTACATACTTGGCAAAAGGACCCATAAGCACTTTCATGCCTATGCGGTCAATCAGAGTTTGTATTTGATTACTTGCTGTGTTTTCGTTTGTGGGCGGATTAAGTACTTCCGCTCTTATTATCACATGCTTATGCACGAGTGGTTTCACTCGACTACTTATATCTGTTAGTTGGCTCTAGGGGAAGGATTCGAACCTCCAAGACTTTCGTCACACGAGAAACAATCGTGCGTGTTTACCTATTTCACCACCCTAGATTATAACTTATATCTTATTGATATTTTCTAGTGCAGGGATCATACGTGTTACACCTATGCCTCCGCCCACTCTTTGGAAGAAGTCAAACTCTAAAAACTTTTCAAGTTCTGCTTCTACACGTTCTTTGCCAAACAGTTCAAACAATAGTTTTGAGTATGCTCCTTCTGTAATACTGTGGAATGTATCACGCATCATATCAACATCACACGAACGTTCTGCTGATCCAATAGTTTCCATGCCACCTAATATAACATCGATCTTTTTAGCAGTTTTGCCATCAGCATTTCTACTCATATTCCAAAATGGACTTGTTAGTTCTGGAAAGTCTGTAATCATTGTTGTACCAAACTCCTTGTGCATTTTAGTTTCTTCATCAGCAGTCATTTCGTAATCTTCTGCAAGTTCGTAATGCTTTTGCCATTCAGCATAAGTTTTTTCAGTAGGCTTTTTGAATTCTAAGTATTCACATAGTTCATACTCCATCTTTTTAAGATCATCTATGTCACCTGGCATTTCAAATTCAAACATTGGAAATATTATATCATGTCTACCTGGGATTGCATTTGGTTCCTGCCTATAGGAAGTGGAGACACAAAAAAACCCCTTACTATCGGGGCTACTTAATAATTCATGTTCGAGCCACATCTGGCCTGTTTGCGGTAGTGGCCAAGTCTTGCCTGCGTATTGATATGTTGCTACATTGAATGGATCTTCACATGCGGCAAGTATGCTGAGTCTGTTTTGGGTGTGGACTTCTAAAAATCCTTTATCCAAAAAAAATGACCTTAAAAGGCCAATTGTGTTTGTAAATTTTTGTGGGGATATTAACTGCGTCATCTTTTTTTCCTTTTTTCGAGTTGCGACCTAAAAAAAATTTGCTCAAAAAAAAATTGAGCCTATTTGCTTTGTCCATCTATTTATCACATAGTTGATTAATAGTAGGGATTGTTGAAGTTAGGATCGTCCATGCCTTCTACAGCATTTACTTCAGGTACATAATGTTTAAGCATATTCTCAACACCCATTTTTAGCGTAATAGTGCTACTTGCACATCCGCTACAACTACCTTGAAGTAACACAGAAACTTTACCTGACTCTACATCAAAGTCTTCTAACTTAATATAGCCTCCGTGTTGTTCAACTGCTGGTTGAACATATTGATCAATAATATACTCAATATTTTTTATGATTTCTTCTTTTGTACGATCTTCCATACACATATTTAGTTGGTAGTCCCTAGGAGAATCGAACTCCTCTTTGCGAGATGAAAACCCGCTGTCCTAACCGATAGACGAAGGGACCTTAATTTTTAATTATTAACAGTATAGCACCAAAGCACTATACTGTCAACCTTTCCTAACCTCATCAATGTGTATAGGTGTAAAATTAATTTGTTCTACACAAACACACTTGTAAGGACCATCTGGACTAGGATTGCTATGTATATGTCCATGAGCATTTATTCCAGGTCCGTTATCACCCCATCTATGTCTTTCTTCAAGAGTACTTGCATGTAATGGAGTGTGAGTACAAATAATACCAGGTAACTCAATCCACAACTGTATGTCCTTAAAGAACGGAGCAACATGTTTTACGTTATCGTGGTTTCCAAGAACAAGTCTTTTCTTACCAGGTAACTTTGCAAAGTTTGCTTCTAACCATTCTACTTTGTTTTCACCAAACAATACATCACCTAAGTGTATAACTGTGTCCTGCGGTTTGACAGTGTTTGCCCAGTTATCTAACATTGTTTGATTCATTTCATCTACGTTAGAAAAAGGTCTGATAGATCTACCACCTTGTGTAAATTCAAGGATCTTACTGTGATTAAAATGTGTATCACTTATTAACCATATATCTTTTGCCATCATATTCTCCTAACTAACTTATATACATTATAACATCGGTAATACCAGATGTCAACCAAAAATTGGAGTGGACGACAGGAATCGAACCTGTATACATGGATTTGCAATCCACTGCGTAACCATTCCGCCACGCCCACAAAGTGGAGGCCTTTCTAGAGGGCACCTCCTATTCCCGCCTGATCTTATATGTAGGGGCTCAGGCCTAACCACGTTTTTACTCGTTCCCTATTTGGCATAGGTGGAGGGAATCGAACCCCCATTAACTGGTTTGGAATCAGTTGTGTTACCATTACACCACACCCATAAAAAAACCCCCGTAAGCATTATAACTCCGGGGGTCTAAAATTCATTGCTGAACAACTGCCTACAAGACACCCCCGGGTGGTTCACAACCACACCATTCATAATTATTTGTATACTTCGTATTCATTGTTCGCTTTCCTTATTAACTTTTTACAGTATATTATCTTTTTGTCGTATTGTCAACCACAAATGCTTTAATTTTGTTAAAATTATTTGTAGTTTGTTCTTTACCTTCTTGCCAACTATTTTTTTGGTATTCTACTATATCTGTCCATTCGCTGATTACCCAGTTATTTATTTTTTCAACAATAACAGGTTTCTTCTTAGGTGTTACTGTTTCATCAGCACTTGCTGTTGTAACAAGAAGTACAAATAATATTGTTATACTTGCTACGATTGTTAATAGTGTCTTAGTTGTCATACATTCCTTTTGTTAGTTTTTGGCCTGCTCGGGAGGACTCGAACCTCCGACCTTTGGTTCCGCAAACCAATGTTCTATCCGGCTGAACTACGAGCAGTCTTTGTTTCATATATAACTTAACTATATATGGTAAAACCTTTTTTGTCAACCAGATTTTTAATCCAATTTAATATGTACAAGTAAGTTCAGCACCTGGATTAACATGACGTTCAACTTCGTCAATCAAACTCTTTTCATCTGAATCGCTTGGTGCTTGGGGATTTTTATTTTGGGTTACTGTTGGTTTAGCATTACAGTTGTCCAATTTGAATGTGCAAGATATAAGAAATATCGCGATGAATATCAGTAGTGTGTAACGCATGGTTGTATTTATTTGTACTTCGGCCCTAATGCCCAAACTACCATGCTTTTTCTTGTACCTTCTGTAACTGGTAAAACTCTGTGAGGCACTGTTGAACTAAAGATAACCATATCTCCAATTCCGCCTAGTTTTACAATTTCTGTTTTGCGTTCGTTGTGTTCCATGCCACCGTCTAATTCAAATCCTCCACCTGTGTATTCGGTTGGATCGTTCATTAGTATAGTTGCACTTAACTTTCTTAATTTGCCTGGAAAGGCAGTATCG